CGCGGGCGTTGTCGCGATCCCCTGCGCCGCGGCGATCAGCGGATCGATCGCCTGGCCCTCGTCACCGAGATAGACGCGGAATGCGCCGACATCGCCCTTCCAGTCGCCCGCCGCGCCGCGCAGCAGCGATCCGTCCGCCCATATCCGGCGTATCGCGAGGATCAGGCGCGCCGACAGCGCCACCGCGAACGACGCCGAATAGGTGTAGCTCGTCGTCTTGGGCTGGCCCTTGCCGGCGCTCGACTTGTGCTTGCTCTCCTGCAGATCGGTCGACCAGATCACGCTGCCGGCGACGCGCATCGTGCCGAACAGCCTGGGCAGATCGCTGCCATAGGACGAGCCCTGCACCGCGAGGCTTTCGAGCCGCGCGCCCTTGGCGCCGCTGGGCGTGAAGATCGCGCTGTCGATCGTGTTTCCGATCACCGCCCCGATCGCGCCGCCGATCGGTCCACCGATCAGGGTGCCGACTGCGGTGAGCACGAGCGTCGCCATATCGGTTCCTTCAGAGAGATCGCCACGCCGCGACCAGCGGCCAGCGCGGGGCGCCGGGCGCCTCGACGACGCGGCGCAGGCCGGCATCGGCATGGATGAAGCCGCGATCTGTCAGGATCGCGAGATGATGTTGATAGCGGCCCGGCGCGAGCAGTAGCAGGTCACCCGGTTGCGGCACCTCGATGCGATCGAAACCGGCCGACGCAATCGCCGCGACGACATCGGCGACATCGCCGCCGCGCAGCGCGTAACCCGCCGGTACGCGCTCACGCCCGTAAGCCAGCGCGACCACGCCGACGCAATCGAGTCCCGTCTCGAGCGCGCGCCCGTGCAGGCGAAACCGCGCACCGATACAGGCCCGTGCCGCCGCGACGATGTCGACCTGCGATAGCGGCATCAGTCGGTGCCGTAGCGGGTGAGCAGATCGGTGCCCGGCAGGAAGGGCTCGCCGCGGAAATTGGCGGCGTTGGCGAAGCGCGTGCAACAGGTCTCGAAGCGCCGATCGCAGCCCTCGACGAGCTCGACCAGCGCGCCCACGTCGGTGGCGAAGGCGGGTGGATCGCGCAGTGCCACCTGTACGCCATCCGACCCGGCAATCGGCGCAGCGAGGCCGGCATTGGCGCCGTCGAGCCAGCGCAACCGACCATAGGCATAGGCGTTGGGCGACGGCTCGGCCTGATCGAGCGTCAGCCCCTGCCCCGCGCTTGCCACGACCTTCGCCATCCGGGTGCGCGGCGCGAGATCGATGCGGCAGCGCCGATCGCCAAGGCTGGCGCGGCAATCGGGCGAGGTCTGCTCGACCACCGGCCGCTCGAGCAGCGCGGTCGGCCCACGCAGTTCGGCGGTGAAGGCGTCGTCCTTGATCGAGACGTCGCCGATCTCGCCGCGCGCGATCGGCAGCGGATCGGCGGCGGGATCGCTCCAGTCGATCGCGAACAGGCCGAGCGTCGCGCCGTCCCACCGCCCGGCGGACAGATCCGCCGCGGTGATCGCATCGTGGGTGAGCGCGCCGTCGATATCGAGCGTGTCGACGTCGAACCCGTCCGACTGGCTGATCGCGGACGGCACCATGCCCGGGCTCGACCGGTAGACGACACCGCCGATCGTCAGGTCGCGATCATGCGCGGTGAAGCCGATCGTCACCCCGTCGGCACGATCGAGCCGCCAGCACAAAGCCAATGTGGTGAGCTCGCCCTGCAACCAGGCGGGCGCGCTCATTCGCGCACCTCGACCAATGGCACGCTCGGCGCCTCACCGGCAAGGAAGGTCGACAGGCCGACCTCGAGCGCGTCCTCGGCGAAGCGGACCGGCACGTCGAAGAGATAGTGCGCGGTGACGGCCACGCCCGCGGCCGGCGCGGTCTCGAACGAGACGATGCCACCGTCGAGCAACGTCCAGCCGCTCGTCAGCGTCTCGCCGCCGAGCGCGACCGCGACGCTGCCCGCCACCGGCCGCGTGATCGCGCGGACCTGCGGATCATCGGTGCCGTAGTTCTTGACCAGCGCGAAGCTGGTGGTGACGCCGTCGCCGGTGCCGAGACGCTGATCGCCGTCCGAATCATAATCGAACGGATCGCGAAAGCGGAACGCGCGCGCGGCGCCGCGCCGGGCGCGGAAGAAGGCGATCAGCGTCGCGATGTCCGCCTCGGCGCGCACCCCCGGCCCGGCGTCGAAGCGTAGCCGCGCGTCGGCCCAATCGGCGTTGCGCTGCTCGACGCCCGCCGCGGTCGTCACGATCGCGGTCGAGAAGCCGGGTGTGGCGCTCGCCTGGCGCCCCAGCGCCAGCGGAAAGTCGACGTCGTCGAAGGCGTTCAAGTCCCCCTCCCCCAGATCGAAACAGGTGAAGCCGTCGCGCGCCACCTGCGGCAGCGCCCACACGAAGATCCGTGACGCGCCGCGCGCCGTCGCGGCCGCGACCGCATCGGCGATCCGCGGCCATTGCGTCGCGGCATCGGGCGCGTTGAGCACGAAGCCGGTGAAGTAATCCTGATCCTCGGGCGGATAGTTCAGCCGCGCCGAGGCGACGGCAGCACCCCGTGCGGACGCACCGACATCTCCGGCGAGGACGAAGTCGTAATCCTCGAGCTGGAGCCGGTCGAACGCGGGGCGCGCCCAGCCGACCGGCAGATCTGCGCGTCGAAGCTCGGGGCTGTCGGCGGCGAGCACGGTGGGCAGATAGGTCAGCAGCAGCGTCTCGGCATCGGGCGCGATCGCCTTCACCGCCGCCGCGATCGCCGCGGTCGAGGATGCCAGCAGCGCGCCGGCGGCATCGAGCACCGCGGTCTGCGTATCGACGAGCGTCCCCTTGACGCTCGCCACCGCATCGACCCCCGGCCCAAGCGCAGCGCGGGCGGCGTCGTCGTGGATGCAGATCGTGCCGTCGGCGCGCACCCACCACCACGGCTCGCCGAGCTGGAAATGGACGTGCCCGACCGCCTGCGCCATCGTCGCGAAGGTGGTGGCGATCGTGCGGAGATAGCCCATCGCGCCGTCGCTGGCAGGCGACAGCAGGGTCGAAGGCGGATCCCAGCCGGTCAACGCCTGCACGCCATCGGGTCCGCGCTGCTTCCAGTCGTTCCAGACATGCTGGTCGAGCAGTTCGTAGGACATCGAGAGGATGACGTCGAACCCCAGTGCCGCGGCGCGGGCAAGGAAATCGCGGTGCCAGGCGTCGGCGGCGACGTTGAGCACGCCGCCCGCGAGGCTGATCAGATGCAGCCCTGCGCCCGCATTCCATTCGAGCCGGAAATAATGGCTCATCCCGACATAATGGTCGATCGCGCCGCGATAGCCGAGTGCCATGATCTGGCGTAGCATCCGCGCCGGCGTCTGATCGTAGGCATCGTCATAGCCCGTCGCGATGCACAGGCCGTGCGGCGGCACCAGCCCGTCGCCGATCGCCAGCGTCGATCCCGCGCCGTCGCACGTGATCCCGTCGATCTCGACCCAGGCTTCGGCGGGCGCGGCCAGTTCGCCGCCGGCGCCGCTATAGCCGGGGGGCACGAGCGAGACGAACATCCGGTCGATGTCGCCCGCCCACACCGGGTCCGCCTCGCCCGGCAGCAGGAAACCGCCGTCGACGGCGCCGAAGTCGATCGAGACCTGCGCATCCTCGGACGTGCCGGTCGCATAGTTCCACAGCCGGACATACCAGCTGCGCGTAGTGCCTGCAGCGTCACGGCCTTCGATCGTCAGCGTCGGGCCGTTGATCGCGTCGAGCGGCATCAGCCCTTGCGAGCGCCAACGGAAAGCGAGCGTGCAGCCGCGATAGTCGCCCGCGGTCTCGTAGCGCAGCAGCGGATGATCGACCGTGTCCGCCGAGGCCCAGATCAGCCCGGCGAGATCGTCGGTGCGGTAGAACACCGCGTCGATGCGCATCGCCTGCGGCCCGGTGGTGGTCACCGCCGCCATCATCGGGCGCGGAAAATTGACCGTCCAGAAGCGCGGATCGAAGCGCTTGACCCAGCCGACCTCGCGCTTCTGCGCGCGTACCGCGTCGGCATCGCCCGCCAGCCACCATCCCGTGTTCGGGCCCATCTCACCGATCCGCCTGCGCCAGCGCGCGGCTGACCGCGCGGGCGACCTGGCGGCTCGATCGCGCCAGCGCCTGCGGTTCGGTGCCGGCCGGCGCGGCGACGCTGATCGCGACGTTGACCGAACGCGCGGCTGGCGCGCCACCGGCGGGCGCGATGCTGCCCGCCGCGCCCGGCACGAACACTTCGGGGCCCTGCTCGCCGACCATATAGGGCCTGCCCGGCGAGACCGGCCCGCCGGTCGCGCGGCCGGGCGATCCGATCAGCGCCCCGATCAGGCTGCTGCCGAGCGTCGCCAGGCCGCCACCACCGGCCATC